GAACTTCGTCTGCATAAAACTGATCGAAACTCTTGTCGCTTATCCACCAATTGAAGCCAAATTCCGCATCGGTAAAATTGTGATTGATATATCCGGCATCAATGAGTTTTTGAATTGTTTGTACCCATTTCCTACGAACATGAGGAAACCGCTTTATATCTTTCAGCTTTTGTTTTCGGTTTGCCATCGGGCAAAGAATACAACCTATTCGCTTATATCCTTCATCGTACAAAGAACAGTGTTCTATTCCATTTCCATTCAGAAAGCCCCACACATCTCTGTCTGTCCAATGGATAATCAGAGAAACAAGAATCTTGTCCTTACCTTTAACACAAGTAACCATCTTTTCTTTATGCTCAGAAAATTGGTCGAAGTTCCCGCTGAATTTACGGCCGCTAATCTCAATTTCTTCACGTTTGGAACGCTGCACACTTTCAGTTTTACGAATGCCGATCAAGGTAACTTTCCCTGCACCGGACATTTCTTTAAATTCAGCGCAACACCAGCGAAACGTCCTTGTTGGAATAAAGTGCTTCTTTAGAGCCATATCATAAACCGACATCGTTGGCTTTATCAGCTCTACATCCGGATAGTTCTGTTTCACAAACCGAATGACTTCCGGAGGGTCAACAGATGTAAGATTCATGTGAGCCTTAAACTTTACACCAGCCATCTTTGCGATGTGATAAAGTGCTTGACTATCTTTTCCACCGGAAAAGGCCAAATAAAAGCCATTCTCCGGATCATAATCAAGCGCCATCTTCTCGCACTTACGCAGCAGTGCAATGGAGTAGTTTATTTTGTCCTGTAACATTGTCTGTTTATTTGTTATGAATCAGATAAATATTTTATCAAACTCTCTTTGTCTTTAAAAAGTCTTTTATCCCATTTGGGATAATTATTTCTGGGTACACTAAGTCCATCTGACAGCTTATAAACCATAAGAAAACTATCATCAGTATAGGATATTTCGATGATTATTTTGCTTATAGTTGTATGGATAATGTCATCCCCACTCAGATAGCATACGCTATCTCCTACGTTAAATTCAGTATCTATATTCATATTTTTTAGTCATCGTCTTTTCTATGCTTATAAGCATAATAAATAGCACAGCACATATTTATAAGAGCATTGATAAGCAATAGATTTTGTACCCAAATATCAAAACTAGCTATGTGGCTAATCAGGTAGGCTATGAATGATAGCCAAAAGACAATTTCTTCATATTGATAACTTTTCATATTTACTTCTATTTAGTTTGAAATATTTCTTTTTCAATAATTTGTTTGGCATTGAAGCCAAACAAACCTTTCTTTAATCGTCGTATATCCTGCATCGACATCTCATTCAGATAGAAATAAAATGCCTCGTAGGGATCAGAAAAGTTTCGTGCGATCGCGTTGTTCGGTTGATTGTTGCACCTTATTCATTAACTCTTTGCTGAAAAAGTAAAAGAGCAAAGACCGGAATTACCTATTGTGGCTGTTTGTAATCCCAATCAATGCCCTTTATTAATATCTTCCTCTGGAGAACAGCCACGAGCTCCGGATTAGAACGTTCTGAAATAATATATAAGTCGGAAAATATTTTCCCCTTATATTTCTCCCTTCATCATTAAAGCTATTTTCTCAAGCTTGTAGGCAAATTGATCTATGTCGCCCATTAGATGTCCGGACAATAAAAAGCTGTGGCAGGCACGTAACGCGAGGATAAACCAAATGCGTTCTATTGGTTCATACTCACCAAGGAAATCACGTTTGAAGCGAGGTTTGCGATATTTCAAAAGTTCTTTGTTGCAGGTATCCGACAAACCTTTCTTGTTTTTCTTGAATCCGCTTGGATAATACTTCGTCAGAAATAACATAACCTTGTGTTTAAGGTCGTCACGATAACAGGTCATATTATCCAACGAATTTCTTTGTGTCTTCAAACAATAGTTGTAGGCGATAGACATGAAATCAAGCAAAGTAGTACTTTGATAAGGTAAATAGGTTTGCACGTCTTTGGCAAAGCTCTGCATTTGGAAGAATTGCTTCACGCTAAGAGGATCCGGATTATAATTGGGAACTAGTATTCTTACATATTGTTCTCTCATGACCGGCCTCCTTTCTGTTCCTGAAGTTTCCGATTGAGCTTCTGATTCTCTGCAAAGAGCTGGTTCATGATGTGGCGTTGGTAAGAGAGCATACCTTCAGTTCTACCGAGAGCACGGCCGGCATCGAATGCGGCTTGCAGTTCTAGTGTGGAGTACTTACCCATTTCGGAGGGTTGAGCCGTCCTTTTGCCGTTACTGTTGTTGGCGGCATTGGAATCGTTGGAATTGATAGACATAATCAATTATAATAAAAAAAGGTATTCGTGCCTTTCCTGCTGTCTATCACATTCCAACGGATGCTGTGGTTCCATTACAGTTCCACACAGGGGTACACGAATACCTAATATCGTTATACAATAATGTACGGGCATAAAAAATGCTCGGCATTGTCATGCGAGCGAATCCTACCCGCATCCGTTAGTTAAATATGATAGACACTGCAAAGATGGGGCTTTTTTGTTAAACTGCAAAAGGAATTGCATTTTTTTTGCCATCAACATTAAAATATCTACTTTTGCTCAATATTAAACACATAAAAACACAAATCATGAAAAGAATTCTATCAGTACTAATATGTTTATTATGTACAGTTTACGTAAAATCACAAACTATAGATGGATTAGGTGTAATTAGGCTGGGGATGACAATCAGTGACTTTCAACAATCATTTCCTGATGCAAAAAATGAAAAAGATTTCAATGAAAATCTGACAAAAACTTTTGTTCTTAATGAATATATACCCGTAAAAGGTTACTCTTTGACAGAGTTGCATCTTAGTTTTTACAATGATTCTCTTTATGCCATGTATACGATTATGCCTACAAATATAAAAGAGGCATTAACTATCAAATACGGAGAACCTCAAATAACACATGAAAGTACTCCTAAAGAATATGTCAATGGATTAGGTAATACTATTACTAAAGAGGATCAGTCTTTTAATCTAAAATGGGACACAGGAAATCCTGATATAATATGTTATTATAATGACCAAGTAAAACATGATTCGCGAGGGAAGGCAAACCGATATATTTCTTTCGGAATAGAAAATCAAAAGATATTTCAAATCATCAAATCTCTATTGGAACAGAAAAAACAAAAACAAGATGAAATACAAAAACAGGATAAGTTAAAAGATTTAGAAGGGTTGTAAAAAACAGATAACTATAAGAATATAGAACATGAAGTGGATAGATACAAATACAATAATCACAATTTGCAATGTTGCAATTACTTTTACGCAATTTTTCTTTTGGCGACATATTTCTCGCTATAAATCTTATGAATCAGAGAAAGGGAAAAATGTAGCAACAAAAGAAGATATAGAAGAAATAACACAAAAAATTGAAAATGTAAAATCTTTACTAACAATACAAACAACATTAAAAGTCCAATTACTCAACAAACAAAAAGAAGCTATTGAAACATGCTGGAGTAATTACAATATTTGGAGGAATAGCTTTTTAGGAAGTTGGATAAATCACGCGCGTGACAATAATATTGTTTGGGATATTATCAGTAAAGAAGAAGAAGCACATAGACATTTTATCACGTCTTATCAAACAATATCACTATACATTGATAATAAGGACTTTATTAAAAATATTAGAAGTTTACATGACAAAACAAATGCTCATACAAATGAGTTTGTTCAAAATTTGAAAAGATTAATCACAATGAATGATTCTCAATCAAAAGGAGGTTCTTTCGAGGCAGATAGATTAGATTTACTTGAAAAGATTAGAAATATACACAAAAAAATGCAAGAAGACATAGAAATTAAAGAAGGTATTGATCAATTCAAAATATACGCTAAAAGTTATATACTTCAAGTAGGAAGTGATTCTATCTAAAATGAAATGAAAGGCTCCTACTCGGAGCCTTGTTCTTTTAACGTTTCCATTTTTATGATGTCATTCAACATCTTTTGTAATCGACTATACAAACTTGTATCCAACTCATAGTTTGGAGAGAGAGTAGATGACATCAACACATTTACTCCTTTCTTTCTTAAAGCCACCATTACAGCCTCCTGCGTAGTATCAATTTGCTGATACTTCATTTCTTTTGGATAAAATAAATATTTCATAAATAAACCTCCTATTAAACAATCAATATATATCAAAAAACATGCCAATCAGCAATTGCTTATATGTCAACACATTGTCATATCACTCAAACTCAATTAATAATTGTTTCCCGTTGGCCTTCCATTGTTCAAATGAGTAATCTACTGTCATATTCATTTGCTTCGTTGCCTTGGCCAGCTTGTTCTTCGCTTCATGAAATTCCTTTTTCAGAATTTGGATACGTGCCCAGTCTTCCGCTTGCCGTTTCTGCTTTTGATTGACGAAGCTAGCGTAAGAGGCGAAGTATTCGTATAAGACATGACTGCTGCTTGCGCTTCCGGTTTTACATTTTTTGGATTGATGGTAAATAACCAACCAAAGATGAATTCCATAGGTAAGCATACCATTTCTCTTATTTTTCCATCTGCTGCAACTGTTGGCGTCAGGCCAATAGTTGGACCAAGATCTTCATCATCTTTCAGTTTTTGGAATTGTCTTGCATAATCAATCCCCAATGCCTCACAAATTGGTTTGATGGGAACCAACTTCTTGGGATCATTACCGG